CACGCATGATGCGGTGGAAGTGCTTGGATATGAGAAACCGGAGTATTGCCGGACGATGGAAGAGGTGGAGCAGAGCACAAGCCAGATTGTATTAACAAATTATGAGCGTGTACGGGATGGGGATATCCGGCCAGATTACTTTGCAGCAACATCACTCGACGAAGCCAGTGTTTTAAGAAGTTTCGGAAGTAAAACTTATCAGACGTTTTTAGATAAATTTAAAAATGTTCCGTATAAGCTGGTAGCCACGGCTACACCATCACCAAACAAATACAAAGAGCTGATCCATTATGCCGGATATTTGGAAGTGATGGATACCGGGCAGGCATTGACGCGGTTCTTCCAGAGAGACAGCACCAAAGCAAACAATCTGACCTTATATCCAAACATGGAAGATGAATTTTGGATGTGGGTAAGCAGTTGGGCACTTTTTATCACGAAACCTTCAGATCTCAATCCGGTATATTCCGATGAGGGATATGATCTGCCGCCGCTTGAAGTAAGATGGCATGAATTGCCGGTGCATTATGGCGATACTGCAGATCGGGACGGCCAGATGCAGTTATTTCAGGAAGCTGCCGAGGGATTGAAAGAAGCTGCGGCAGTTAAAAGAGAAAGCATTGACCGCCGTGCAACAGAAATGAAAAGGATTGTGGAAGAATCGCCGGATGATCATTTCTTGTTGTGGCACGATCTGGAGAATGAACGGCATGCGATCAAGAAAGTGCTGCCGGAAGTGGTGGATATCTACGGATCGATGGATTATGACCTGCGCGAGCAGAGGGTAATTGATTTTTCGAATGGACGGACAAAGTTGTTTGCAACGAAGAAATCATTGTCCGGATCCGGATGTAACTTTCAGAGATATTGCCACAGGGAGATATTTCTCGGAATTGATTATGAGTTTAATGATTTCATCCAAGCAGTACACCGGTGTTACAGATTTTTACAGAAAGAGCCGGTCGTGATTGACATTATCTATATGGAAAATGAGCGGCAGATCAAGGAAGCGTTGCTGGAAAAATGGAAGAATCACAATCACATGGTTGCAAAAATGATAGAGATTGTGAAGAGGTATGGACTTAATTCAGAGAATAAGACACGGCGGTTAGAAAGGAAGATGGGCGTGGAAGGCAGCAGAGAAGAAAGAACGGTTAGGGGAAACCATTATGAAGCGGTATATGGGGATTGTGTAGAGGAAACCCGGGCAATGGAGACAAACAGTATTGATCTGATACATACCTCGATCCCATTCGGCAACCATTACGAATACAGCGCAAATTATAACGATTTCGGGCATAACCAGAACACGGACCGGTTCTTTGAACAGATGGATTTTCTCACACCGGAACTGCTCCGAGTCCTGAAGCCGGGTCGTGTGGCTGCAATCCATGTCAAAGATCGCGTACTGTTCGGAAATGCGACTGGTACCGGGATGCCTACAATCGAACCATTTCATGCGCTTTGCATTGCACATTACATGAAACACGGATTCCAGTATTTCGGTATGATTACTGTCGTGACTGATGTTGTCCGTGAGAATAACCAGACATACCGCCTTGGATGGACAGAACAGTGTAAGGATGGTTCAAAGATGGGTGTAGGATGCCCGGAATATATCCTGCTTTTCCGGAAGTTGCCGACAGATAGATCTACGGCATACGCGGATGATCCGGTCAAGAAATCCAAAGAGGATTACACCCGGGCACAATGGCAGATTGA